TCGCGCATGTCCATTTCAAACGGCTGTTTCTGCACCCGGCAGGCGGCGAGCCGATCGTTGGCCTCCTCGTCGAGCTCGTGCGCAACATAGTCCTCGCGTTGGGCGGCGTCGGCCATCACGCCATCCCCTTAGCGGCGCCGGACATCGGCGAGGTGCCCATCGCCATAGCGAGCTTGCCGTAGGCCGCCATCAGCGAGCCCATGTCGCCGCGGGCTTGCGTTTGCAAGCCGGCGATGAGCTCGTTCTGTGAGCGTTGCTCCGCTTGCTGTGTCAGCGGGTCAAGCGGCTGGACCGGCGGCGGGGATGGTGTGTCCATCGGTGAGGAGCTCTCCTCCGTGCCGCAAGCATTCGCGGAAAAGCGTGTCGGGCCGCAACGCACCGCCGGGAACGCCGAGCAAATGCGCCACCGCCGGCACGCACCAGCCAAACAGCTGCGGGCGCAAGCTCGCCCGCGGCAGCGCCGGCATCTGGATCACCGCGGCGTCGCAGACAAACTCGGCGATGAGCGCGCGCGCCACGTCGCCGCGGCCGAGCCGAATTGTGGTGCGCTTGAGCGCCGGATCGAAGAATACCCAGGTGTTGATATGCGGCACGCAGCCGAAGGCACGCACATGCTTGAACTTGCCGACCGGCAAGGCGGTGAGCCAGTTGGTCGAGGCTTTACGCGAGAAGCAAACCGCCCATTGCGTCGGCTCGCCGCCGCCGGGGTCGAACACGATCATTTTTCTTTATCGAGCGCGTCGAGGTTGCGAAAAAGCTTTAAGCAGTATCCGCAAATCTGTCTCAGGTACGCCAGGTCACGTTCAACTTCTTCGTCAGATAGCTCGCGGCGAGAGCCGTATTTAAAGCCGCTTATCTCATAAATTCGATCTATGATCGCATCTCTATTCATCCGGCAATCCTCCGGCCGGCGCCGTGCCGGCCTTTCCAGACCTTGACCGGCATCCGCGACACGGTGCCCATCGTCACCGATTTGCCCTCGCCGCCGCCGAGCAGCATGTTCTCGCCGGCCTCGCAAACGTGGCTGTATTGGTTTTTCTCCGGTTGGTCGGCGTAGCGTTCGCCGGTGACGCGGATCCGCCGCATGAAATAGCCGCCGGTCATGCCGGTGATGTAGGTGACGCAGCGCGGATCGACCAACAACGAGGACGGCCGCCCTGTGAGCGAGCGCCGCATCATCACCGCGTTGACCGCCTCGTGGCGGACGCTCAACTGATTTTGCGGGTTCGGCGCCGGCAGCACCCACATGCCGTGCTCGCGGAAGATTTCGAACGGCGTCTTGTCGGTGGCCTGGCCGCGTTGCTCGCCGGCGGGATCGCCCCAAAACACGAACTTGGCGCCGGGATAGTATGACGCCAGGAACGATTTGAGCGCCGGGGCAAATTCGACCGCGGAGACGTCGCGGCCGATAAACTCGCGCTGGACAAACCAATCGCCGCGCAAGGCTTGGCCGATCAGCGCCGCCGGCTGGCGGCCAAAGTCGAGCCCGACAATGACCGGGGTGTGGTCGATGATGGCGAGCGGCCGATCGGCAACATGGACGTCCTTGCGGAATTGCGGATAGACCGGCTGGCCGTCCATCTCGATCGCCGAGCGGTTCATGATGTTGGCGTCGATCCAGGCTTTGGTCTGCCCGGCGATTTTCTCGATGTAGAAGCTTGCCGGCAGATATTTGAGATTTTCGGCGATCGGGTTTTGCCGGTAGCCGAGGATGCGGCCCTTGTCGTCGATGTTCTCGATCAGGCCGGGCGGCTGCAAATAGAACTGCCAGGTCGACGGCTTAATGAGCGCCCGGCGCTGATCGTCGGTCATCCAATCCGGCGCCGCCATGTCGCCGCGCATGATCGGGATCCAGTGATCCGCCGGCGGCGCGTTGGTGTCGAGGATGAGCCCGCCCCAGGCGCAGCCGCCGTCCTTGACGGCCGGATAGCGCGGCGGTGAGACGCGGCCGACCGCCTCGCGCACCACCTCGTATTGGGCAAACTGGCCTTCGTTGAACCAAATCAGCGAGGTTTCCAGCGACATGAAATAGCTTTTGGCGTCGGCAATGTCCTCCATCGCCATGAAGGTGACGTCGAGCTCCAGCGAGCCGACGCGAACCTCGTGCAGATAGGGCCGCGTTTCGAAGAAGCGGCCGAATTGCCCGGCGTTTGTTCCCGGCGGAAACCAGTCTTTCCAGGTCTTGATCGCGGTTTCCTCAAGCTTGGAATAGGTTTCGCGGAACACATGCGCCCGGAACCGCTGCCGGCCGTCGCTTTGCTTCGGTTGGTCGAGCGCCTGCTGAAAAATGTGCATGCAGCACGCCGAGCTCGTGCCGCTGCCTTGCGGGCCCTGGATGATTTTGACGCGGCTTTTGTTGTCGCGCATGAACGCGCGCAGCACCGGGCCGTCCGGTCGAAAAATAGGAAAACCCGTTTGCGGATCTCTCTCGATCATAAGAGTTTTCCAATTCTTCTGGCGTAATCGAGCGGGTCCGCAGCGTGCTTTGTAAGATTGCACGTTGCACAGAGGAGTTGCAGATTTGCCGGAAAATTTGAGCCGCCCTTACTGAGCGGTTTGATGTGGTCAATGTGCGCGCCGCCTGTCAGCTTGGTTCGGCAATAGGCACAGCGATTGCGTTGCGCTTTTACAATTCTGTCTATGTCCGTTTGATTATAACTGCCATCCGCTCCGTTCTTCCTAGCTCTCCTAGCGCGCGCCGACCGCAGCGCCCTTTCTGGATTTCGATCGTACCGAATAGCATCGTATTGGCGCAGGCAATCTGCATTTTTCTTTCGATAATTCCGCCGCGCCTTGCGCCCATCTTCTCGGTTAGCCGCGTAATAAACGGACGATTGCGCTTTAAGTCTTTCTTTGTTAGCCGCGTAATATGCGGCATCGGTAGCGCGTTTTTTTTCAAGATTGTTCGCGCGCCACATCGCCGATCGGCGAAGGTCGGCATCGCGATTTTTATAATACCAGCGACGCTGGCGTGTTTGCGGGTCGCGCTCGATCAATCATTTCATCCGCGCGTACGGTGCTGTCGATCTTGTCGGTCCCCAACTGTCATTGCGCCGATCGCTTGCTCGATATTCCGGCTTGTGTTTGCTGGCGCGTTTTTCGCTCAACATGATGGCAATGGCCTGCTTTTGGCTCTTGACCTTGGGTCCAGACTTGCTGCCCGAATGGAGCTTGCCAGCTTTCCATTTTGACATCACCTCGGTGTAGGGCATTTATTTCATCCGCGCGTAGGGTGCCGTCGATTTGGTCGGGCCCCAAGCATCATTGCGCCGATCTGAGGATTTACCGATGCCGGGGTATTTGCGATGCACGGCGGCGCGGACCTTGGCCTTCTCGGCCGACGAGCCGTGCTGTGAAACCCGCGCCAGCGCATTGCGGGCGTGTGAGGCGTCCTCGATCGGATAGCGCCGGCCCGGCAGCGCAAAGCTGGAACCGGACAGGCGATTGCGCGTCGCCGACGTGAGTTTTGCCATCAGCCGATCTCGCGTTCGCCGCCTTCCTCTTTCACATTAACGCGCCGCTCGGCCGCTTCGAGCTTTTTGCCTTCGGCGCGCTCGGCGCGTGCCGTCTCCAACAGCACCGGGATTTTGCCGGCGGCCGGCGCGATGCCCATGCACTTGCGGCGATCATTCATGTGGGCGTTTGCCCGCGGGCTCATTTCTGCCATGTGTCACCCGATTGGATTAAGTCACCCATTAGCCGCGGCGGTGCCGGTATAGGTCCAAGTGGCAACCGCGAGGCCCCGCTCGGTCGTCACCGTGCCGCTGGTGGCAATCTTTTGCGAGCGGACCTGTTGCGCGGCAATGGCGCAGACTTGGTGAATAAGCTGCACCTCGGCGTGCTTGGTGCCGAGCGTTTGATCGGTGATCGTGAGTTGAAAAACCGTGGCCATGATCGGCTTCCTTCCGTTCTCTCCTATACATCGCCCGGCTCGGAGGAGCCCGCAACACACCGCGCGATGGCGTCGCAGATCGCCTCGAAATGCTGGTCGTAAAGCGCGGCGTCGGATTGCGAATCAACAAAGCACACCTCGATCAAAATCGCCGGCATTTCAGTATGGTTGAGAAAATAAAGATCGCTGCGTTTCTTGCCGCCGCGGTCGAGGAAATCGCCCGCGTCGGCGATGGCAAGCGCAACATCGGCCGCCAATTCCTGTTGCGTCAGATACAGGCATTCGGTGCCCATCGGCTTGGCGGTGGTTTCATAAGCATTGAAATGCACCGACACGTCGAGGTCGCGCTCTTGCTCGTTATGGTGATCGACGATGCGGTTCAGGTTCTCGTTCTGCGTGGTCGAGACATTATCGTGATAGGTGACGACGGCGACGCCCAAGCTGCGCAAGATGATGGCGACCTCTTGCACCACCCGGCGGGCCTCGTCGACCTCATCGAGGCCCCACGGTTCCGGCCCGGCAGCGCCCCGCACTATTTTTCCGTGTCCGGACGAAATGACGACGCGCATTCTATCGTACCACCTTGGTCACCGAGCTCGGCGACGAGGCCGCCGGCGCCGCGTCGTACCAGCCGTCCGTGGCGTTGTAGCCTTCGGCGCACCAATCGGCCGCCGAAACCTCGGGCCACAGCGCCTCGACCGCCTGCCCGCTCGGATTGGGCGTCGGCGCCTTGAGGCGGCACGTCATGTCGGGCGTGTTGCAGTAAATGCAATCGGGACAGAACTTAGCCATTGGCGCTTGGCACGGCCGCCGGCGCCGCCGGATCAGGCAGCGGGCCGTCGACGCTGGTCTTGCCGTTCTTGCGCTTCTTCGGCGGAATGTCGCCGGCGTTGATGCCGTGCTCGATGATGGCGCCGATATTGGCGAGAATGGCGACCACATTGGCGCGATCTTGGATCGCGTCGTCGCGCTCGGCCTTGTAGCTCTGCACGTGGTTGCGCTCGGTCGCCAAATTAAGCTTGAGCTCGTCGAGTTGATGTGCCGCCGCCGCGACCTCGGCACCGGCGCGGCGCAACAAATCCTCGAGCTCGGCAATGCGGCGTTGCTGCTGGTCGTACTCGCGCGCCGCGGCGAGCACCGCATCGCGCGAGGTGCCATCCGGCTCGATGCGAACCGGCGCGTAATCCTCCGCTGCGTAATCCTCCGCTGCGTATTCGCTCGACACCGGCGTCTCTAACAATTTAGGTTTGTTGAACAACATGGCTCCCTCCTTTTGTTTCAATGCAGCCGCGCATTCCACTCGCCACACCAATGCACCTCCTGTGTCGGCGGAAATGAACTGGCAAATTGCAGCGTTGCGCCGATCGGCCCCTGCGCCGCAACGGGAAACACCGCCGGCGCGCGAACACGGCAGAAACCTTGCCGCACGTTCGCATTGTCACGATGGAAAAACCGGCAGGTGCCGCAACGCTCGTCATTGTTCATGCGTTTACCGCTTCCGCTTTTTCTGCTTTTTCTGCTTTTTCTTCTGCTTTTTCGCTTTTGGTTTTTTTGGTTTGATCGCCTCGATCCAATGGCCGGCCACTAGCGTATCGACGTAATCCTCGATCGCTCGGGCAACGCCATCGGCTTGCTCCGCGGTCATGCCGGCGTGCATCAGTGCCGCATGCAGCAGCGGCGCGTTTGTTGCCGCCTCGGTGCTCGGTTGGTCGCTCATGCTGTTGCTGCCTTCACCGCCCACATCGCCGCGTTCTCAAAATCGGTCTGCGCCAGCCGCCACAGCCGCAATACCTCGCCGCGGTCGCCACTGCCCACGCGCGCGGCCAGTGCCGCCTGCTCGCACAAATCGATGAGCTCGGCCGTCATTTGCTTGATCTCGCCGACCAGCGAGTTGTCCAACGGCGCTAACTTGATGCGAACCCGATCCTCGCCAAGCGACATGCCCGCTCCCCTGGTACGTGTGGCGTTATCTGTACGCGACACGTACCCGGCAATGCGGCCAGTGTCAACCGGCCCGACAGAGTATCTGTGCCAACTTCCGCGCCAACCTATGTCGCGACTGGCGTTCGATAGCGGCCCGAATAGTCTGTGCATCCTCGCGCTCGGCCCCGCGCAACAGCCATTCTTTGACCCCGTGCCGTTCAAGATGCGCTAATAGACGCTTGTAACTTGGCTGATGATCGTAGCTCATTACCGCCAATCCACACCCGCACCGGGCCGGGCGATCACGTCGATCGCCGATTGCGGCCGCGAGCACAAAACCGCCCAGCCGCGATTGGACGACCAGGCGAAGCTGCACTCAGCCCGCGGCGGCGTCGCAATCGGCGGCGTCGGATGCGCGCCAGGCGGCGGCTCGGGCGCCGGCACCTCGGCGCCATACCAGGCCGTCGCCGCAATGGCTTTCAACACGTCGGCCTGGGCGTCGGGGTTGTTGTCGGCAGCACCATGACTGTCCGGCCGATCAATGTTGATGATCTGGCCTCCAAAACTCGGCGCGCCCGCCAACGGCTTGCAGCCGAGCCCCATCGTCGACGGACAATCGGCATTGTAGGTCGACTGCCCATAAGTCACATTGCCCTCAAGCGCGTCGCCGCCACACCACTTCGATTGCTGAATGCCAACCACACTCGCTACCCGCCGCCCGCGCTCCCACAACAAACGCGCAATCGCGGTGGCCGAATTAAGCCCGCACGAATAACCACCAACAATAATCCGCGCATCCGCCGGCGCCGCCATCACCTCGTCAACAATCCGCGCCCGCTCCTGATACTCGCGAACATAAACCTCGCTCACTCCGGGAATGCTCCTCGCCCGCACCGCAATCTCGTCAATCCCCGTCGACGTCGATTGCCCGCCCGCCCCGTACAATAACCAAACCAACGTGACAGCAAGCACCGCCATCAGTGCGCCCCA